TGGAAAGCCAATCATAGGCTATCAAACAATAATCGAGGTACTGGAAAGCAAGGGAGTAGATACAAGCGCCATACAAGAGGTATCTATCACTGACAAGGGTACATTTAAATTTAAGTTATATGACAAACAGAGAGCGCTTGAGCTTATAGGCAAGAATATAGGGATGTTTACTGACAAGGTAGAGCACAGCGGAAGGATAGAGGGCAGCAATCCATTTGAGGGGCTGACAACAGCAGAGCTTAAGAAGTTGATCCAGAAATGATGGACATCGACATGGTGAAAAAGGGAGCAATGATGGAACTTGCTAGACGTGAGTTTTTTTATTTTTGCAATGTTTTAGCTGGTGACTTCTATTTAGAGGAAAGGGACTACCTGGTAAACACTTGCAACGAGCTTCAAGACTTCCTTGATTCAGACGATGATGTAATGATCCTAAATGCTCCGCCCAGACATGGCAAGAGTAGAACGGCGGTTATGCTTTCCCAATGGATCCTGGGCAGAGACAAGACAAAGAAGATAATGACAGGGTCCTATAATGAAACACTATCCACCAACTTTTCAAAGAATGTCAGAAATGGCATCCAGGAGGAAAAGGCGGACGAGGACAGGATTGTATATTCTGACATATTCCCAGGTGTAAGAATCAAGCGTGGGGATGGTGCTATGAACCTATGGAGCCTTGAGGGTGGATATAACAACTATCTTGCTACATCACCAACAGGAACAGCGACAGGATTTGGAGCTGACATCATCATCATAGATGACCTTATAAAGCTTTCAAGTGAGGCATACAATGCCAATGTCCTCAACAACCACTGGACATGGTTTACTGATACAATACTTTCAAGACTTGAGGAAGGCGGAAAGATAATAATCATCATGACAAGATGGTCCACTAAGGATTTAGCAGGTAGGGCGCTTGAATGGTGCAAGGCTGAGAAAAAGAAATACAGGCACGTAAGCCTTAAGGCGCATTTAGGAGAGGGCAAAATGCTTTGTCCTGAGGTGTTAAGCTATAAAGGTTACAGGTCAAAAGCTTCAGCAATGTCACCTGAGATTGTAAGGGCAAACTATGACCAGGAACCGGTGGATATACGAGGTAAGTTATACAGTAGTTTCAAGACATATAAGGACATACCAAAAGACGAGGAAGGCAATCCCATATTTGAGGGGATTTATTCATATACAGATACAGCTGATGAAGGAAGTGACTTCCTTTGTACGATTGTGTTTGGAGTATACAATAAGGAAGCCTACATCCTTGACATATACTACACGCAAAAGCCGATGGAAGAGACAGAGGTTGAGGATGCTAAAAGGCTTTATGAGCATGGGGTTAACATCGCTTATGTCGAGTCAAACAATGGCGGTCGAGGATTCGCAAGACAGGTTGAAAGCCATCTGTTGAACAAGCACAAGACCAACAAGACAAAGGTGATATGGTTCCACCAGTCGCAGAACAAGAAGGCAAGGATACTTTCCAATGCCAGCTGGGTCATGGACCACATATACTACCCTGTTAATTGGATTGACAGGTGGCCGGAGTATTTCGAGGCTATGAACGAGTACCAGAAAGAGGGCAAGAATCCACACGATGATGCTCCGGATGCTACAACGGGAGTGTGTGAGGTTGTCTTAAATAAGATTAGTATCAGGAAGCGCAGCTATTCAGGGAAGGGGGCAAGGAGTTAATGGACTATAACGAGCTATTAAAGGCAGAGCTTGAAGGGGTGTATGGCGACCAGCTTCAAAGGGTAAGTGAGATTAACAGGATGTATGCCATATACTCAGGTGACCAGAAGTGGAGCATTACGGACGGGCTTGACTATGTCCCCACTCAGAAGGTGACAAACTACATCAAGAAGATTGTAAACACCCGGGCAAGGTTCATGTTTGGCAAGGAGCCATACTTTGACATAAGGAGCATATACGAGGATGAGAAGGGAGCAACTACCTATCAGGACCAGGCACAGGAGAAGGAGGACCTCCTACACAAGATACTTGACGATAACAAATTCCATGCAAAGCTTCTAAAGGCAAGGAAGGATTGTTCAATAGGTGGCAAGGTTGCAATAAAGCTTTGGGGGCACAAGGAGCAGGGTGTCAGGATAATATTCTCACCGGCGCAGGAGTTTTTCCCACAATATAACATTGATGATGTAGACCAGCTGGAAAAGGTGGTCTTTCTTTATGCCATGAACAATGAGCAGGAGGCAGAGAATCAGCGTATAAAGAAGCAGGTGTGGGAAATGGTACAGGTAGGGGAAAAGCAATACAGGTGCATCCTGAACGAATCCACCCACAATGGTAAGGGCGAGACTTTGAGCGTTGAATACCAGGACTATAACACTGAACTTGACTTCATCCCGGTTATAATCATCCAGAACGGAGGACTCACAGGGGAGACAGAGGGAGTATCTGATGTATTGGAGTTGTGGCCCAATCAGGATGCATACAACAAGCTCACAAGCGATGACATAGATGCCCTTAAGTTTCAAATGTTTGGACAGGACGTTGTGACCGATGCAGACGAGCAGAGCCTTAAGGATATAAAGATTGCACCTGGTGCCATGATTGACCTACAGACTGATGTAAGACAGGGGTCAGAGGGTAGACAGGCAAGGATGGAGAGGCTTGAGTCTGGATTCTCCTACAAGGCCAAATTTGAGGACACAATCGGCAGGATTAAAAATGATATGTATGACCTGATGGATGTACCCAACGTGTCCCTTGAGGAGCTTAAGGGTGTAATACAATCAGGCAAGAGTATGAAGGCCCTTTATTGGGGACTTAAGGCAGTATGTGAGGAGGACGCTAGTGAATGGTTGCCAGCACTTAGGCAGATGGTTGAATATATCTTCAAGATGGTTGATGCCTATAACGTATATGGGGCAAGACAGATTGCAGGCTATGAGACCACTACAAATATAGAACTTACATTCCCACTCCAAGAGGATGAGGATGTAGAGAAGGGTATTGATATGCAGGAGGTAGTGGCAGAGGTCAGAAGCAGGTCAAGCTATATGAAGAAGTGGGGCGGAGATATTGACATTGATGCAGAACTTGAACAGATCCAGAGAGAAAAGGCCATGCTTCAGGATTCATATACCCAGGATTTAAACCTTGATATTGAAGAAGGTACTGACCCATTGGAAGAGTAGGTGATAAGGCTTGAACGAATACGAGAGAATATCAAGACAGACCAGACAAAACGTTTCAAGGCTTACATTGGCCCAACAGAGGGATGTGTTGAGATTATATGATGATTCTATCAAGTCACTGGCTGAAAGAGCTAAAAAGGCAGGAGACAGGACCCTCAGTAAAAGGTGGCTGATGGACTACCAGAAGGAATTGACAAGGGTGAGGGCTGAACTGGCCAGAGAGTTGAACAAGAGTGTAAGAGGTTACACAACAAGGGCAGCACAAGAGGCCGCCAAGGGACAAGGCAAGCTATTGTCAATGATGTTTGAGAGAGCTGAGCTTGATGTTGGCGATCACTTCACAACTGCATTGTCACAGGTACAGAAAAATGTTGTGGCTGATATTGTCTCAGGTGGGCTATACAAGGACAACAAGACCCTATCAAATAGGATATGGCAGGCCACAGGGGACAACAAGAAGGATATTGAGACCATCATAGCCCAGGGCATCACTGAAAAGAAATCCGCCACCAAACTGGCAGAGGACCTTGAGCAATTCGTAAAGCCGGCAGCAGACAGGCCCTCGAATTGGGGTAAGGCTTACCCAATGCTTGCATATAAGAACATTGACTATAACGCAATGAGACTTGCAAGGACAAGTATCAATCATGCTTATCAGAATGCTACCATCCAATCATCCGGCATGAATCCATTTGTCGAGGGGATAGAGTGGCAGAGTGCTTTAATACATGGAAGGACTTGTCAGATTTGCATTGACAGGCATGGGGTGATATTTCCAAAAGATGATGTACCCTTAGATCATCCAAATGGACTTTGCTCAATGTTACCTTATATACCCAAATCCCTTGATGAGGTGGCGGAAGAGCTTAACGCTTGGATATATGGAGGCTATAACCCAACACTTGATTCATGGTATGAAGATTATGGAGAATATTTTGCTACAAAACCATTGTAGAGGGTAAAAAGCATATGATGAGGTGGGCCTATGAAAAAGAACCTTATAGAAGAAGCTGAAAAGATAATGGAGGCTGAGGGCATAAAACACGCTCTAAGCGATTTAAGGGAGTATCTCATGGAAGAGGTCGCCTTGACTGCAAAAGCCATGTATGACAGCCTATTAAAGGCCAACATGGACGAAGAACAGGCCCATGATATCGTTAAGGCATATGTGATTGATTATTGCCGCCTGGAATGGACGAGAGGGGAGCCATACCCCAATGATTATGATGATGATTTTGATGAAGATGATGGAGATGATGAAGATGATGGAGATGATTTCGATGGTAGTTAATTGTGAAGATTGTAAAAATGATTTTGAACTAAAGTTGCAGACTGAGCAGGTAGATGATAATTGCGAAAGAGTTTTCTTTGATTGCCCCTATTGCACCAGAAGATATATAACTCAATATACAAATGACAAAATCAGGGAAAAACAAGCAAGAATAAGAGTGATGCGTGAAGAATACAACAATGCTAGAGGGATTGATACAGATAAGGCAGTCAAAATATTTGAGAAGTATGAAAAATTAAAAAAAGAGATAAAAACGGATATGGAGAATCTAATACGGAGGTGAGACATGTAGCCTGACTTATTAATACTTATTACCACGACCACCTATTAGGGTGGTTTTTTCATGCCCTGAATAAGGCTTTAAACTGTTCAAATACGTAGGTCATGACGATACATTGACAAATCACGTGAGGCAACCACGAATAAAAGCGTAGATTAAGGAGGAACTTATGAATAGAGAGTTTTTAAAAGGTTTAGGACTTGAGGATGAAGCCATTGAAAAGATAATGGCAGAGAATGGCAGGGACATTGAAAAGTTTAAAAGCGATGTTAAAGCCAAGGAAACAGAGCTTGCAAGCACAAAGAAGCAACTTGTTGATGCTAACAAGGAAATAGAATCCTTCAAGGAGATGGATGTTGAAGCCATCAAGAAGGCTGCTGACGAGTACAAGAACAAGTATGAGCAGGCCGAGAAGGATGCACAGGCCCAAATTGAGGCCCTTAAGCTTGAGCATAGCATTGAGAGCGCACTGAGGGGAGCCAAGAATATAAAGGCGGCCAAGGCGCTACTTGACATGGAAAGCTTAAAGACAAGCAAGAACATTGACAAGGATATGGAGGCGGCTATCACAGCACTAAAGGAATCCGACCCGTATCTGTTTGAGGAGACACCACCACCAGGAACAGGCGGAAGCTTGGGAGCAGGTGGGAAGCAAAGAAAATCACCCATAACAAAGGAAGAGTTTCAGAAAATGCGTTATACGGAAAAGGTGGACTTGTTCAATAAGAACCCTGACCTGTATAACCAACTAAAAGATTAAAGGAGAGATGAAAAATGACACAAACAAAAGCATTGGATCTAGTAAACCCAGAGGTAATGGCAGATGCGATTTCCGCAGAGCTTGAGAATAAGATTAGATTTGCACCATTTGCAAAGATTGACACAACTCTAGAAGGTAGAGCGGGGGATACGATCACAAGACCAGTTTACGCTTACATTGGAGCTGCTGAGGACTTGGTTGAAGGAACACCAATGGACCCAGCTAAGCTTAGCATGACAACCGCTACCGTTACTGTTAAAGAGGCAGGTAAAGCGGTGGAGGTAACTGAAACAGCTGTCCTTACAAACGTAGACGGAACAATGGAAGAGGCAAGCAATCAAATAGGTCTTTCAATAGCTGACAAGCTGGAAATTGATTACCTGGCATCTATGGCAGCAACTGCATTGCAATTTAACGGAACAGCAACAACTGCTGCAAACATAATTGATGCAGTGGCACTGTTCAACGATGAGGATGAGGAAGATTACATCCTATTCATCAACCCAGCTGACTACACTACTCTGTACAAGTCATTGGTAGATGGGAACACCTTCCTATCCAAAGAGCAGATGGCTGAGCTTCTAGGGCTTAAGGACATTGTGAGGACTAAGAGGGTTGCAGTCGGAACATCCTACATCCAGAAACAAGATGCTGTTGAGATAGTTTATAAGAAGAGACCTGAGATTAAGGCTGATGAGGATATACTTGCCAGAACTGTTGTTCTTGCTGGAAACACCTTCTACACAACTAATCTCTACAACGAGGCAGGAGTTGTTAAGCTAGAGGCGATAGTATAATTGACGGGGTTTTCCCCGTCTTTTCTTTTATAAAGGAGAGGTGATCAAATGTTACTAAGAAGGCACCACAAGAAAGCAGAGCCTGCAGAGCTTAAGCCTGAGCCTGTTGAGCCTGTTGAGGAAGTAATTGAGGGAAAGGACCTTGAGCAATTCACCGTTGCAGAGCTTAAGGAAATGGCAAAAGAAAAGGAGATTTCAGGTTATAGCTCTATGAAGAAGGATGAGCTTATTGAAGCCTTAAGGGGTGAGTAGCATGGACTTGATGGATCTAAGAGACAAACTGGATGAGGACAATTATCCCTATTATACAGACCAATACCTCACTAGCAGGTTGGAAGGTGTTGTTGATGATGATGGTTACAGGGCGCTTATAAGGGAACTGCTCCTTAAAAAGGCGGACATCCCAGGTATAAAGCTTGGGGATGTGGAGATTCCTTCACCTAAAAACCATTTTATGACCCTTGCATTCCAGTATAGGCAGAGCATGACAGGAACGGTGGTGAGAGCTGATGGTAGGGAGTGATTACTACAA